AGAACTAAAGCCCTAGGAAATTCAGTAGTACCACAAGTTGCTGCTATTCCCTTAAAACGTGTACTTGATCTTTATGACAATGAGTAAATTCTTTGACGACAAACTTAAAACACTTAAAGTAAACAGAATAAATAATTTAGAGAAAAAACTTTTAGATCAAGATTTAAAAGGTTATGATCATTATGTTTTTATTAATGAAAATCGTAAAGCACAAGTCATTACTAATGGTAAATGGGTGACAGAATTTATCAGAACTGCTGTTTTAAAACATAATTATCAAATAGATAAAGTTTCAAAAATGCTTATCAGAGATTTTACAGATCAAGAGATTAAGGATTTTGAGGACGGTTTGCTTTCATAATCTTTTCTATCTGTTTCATTACCATAAATTGATGAAAGAGAAATAGTAATTTATTTATACCTTTTGCTTTTACAATTCTTTCTTGAACCATTCTTGCAGACTCTTGTTCAGCTAAACGTGCCAAGGCTGAAGAAAGCACAGTATCTATTTTGGCTTGGTTTCTAACTAAATCACAACAAAACGCTTTTATTTTATCAATATCATTAGACTTCATAATTTCTCTACATCTAAGCTCCGTAGTAAGTTCTACTTCAGCTGGAGGTGATTCAAAGATAATTTGAAAAAAAGTGTCTTTCATTTTGGCAAAGAAGATACAGGTCTACCTGGAAACAGTTGTTCTTCTAAAAAATCAACTGCTTGATCATCAAGATTATTTGAAGTCTGTTTACAGATGGCTCGCAATAAATCCACTACTAATTGTTTACAGGCTGATGTAGAAAGAAACTTTAGTAATAAAGGTTTTAAAATTTTTAGCATCTTAATTTTTATGTTACTTCCCAAACATAGCTAGAATGCTAGTATAAGACAAGAGAGTGAACTTCTATGGCAGAACAGGAGAAAAAAAATCCTTTTCAGAAATTAAAAGAGAACATCACAGACAAAGAGGAGCAATTAGCTTTTATTTCAGTTGTAGTAAGGCTTGTTGTTGTTGCTTGGAGTGGATTCATAGTTTCTCTGAACTACATTTCAATCCCAGGATATAGCAACGAGCCAAAAGACATCACGTTTCCTGCTTCACTGCTCACTGGTGCGTTAGCCAGTTTTGGGCTTGAAGGTGCAAAGAAAAGAGGAGATGGAACATATAAGCCAGAAGATAAACCATTAAACAAGAAAGAAGTAGAAGCGTTATTAGCGTCACAATCGGGTGGATACCAGACAGTTAGAATTGAAACACCAATAAAAATTATTGGAGCAGAAATAGTCGATTCCAAAAAACCAAAACAATGAAAAAACTCATTCCATTTTTATTTTTAGTTTCCGCACCAGCTTATGCGGACATGAATCACAGTATCAGTTCATCTGTAAAATTTGAATCTTTGTCGGCTGCGAGTACAGCAGATAAGATCGGATCTAGTTACAGCATAAGTGGTAATAATGTTACAACTGTAGACTCTAACTCAGCAGCTACATTAGGTGGTTTTGGTGACGCAACTAACGGAGTACCTAGCATCTCATTCCCTTCTGCAACCCAAGCAACATCAGGAGAAGCTTTCAGTTTTGCTCAATCCTATGTTGAAGGAGATGCTACACCAGGTAGTGCAGTTACAGTAGGTACTGTGCCAAACTTTAGTGACCTTACTTCAACAAGTGCTGGTAGTGTAGGGACAGCAGCAGTAGCAATAGACAATCACAATATTACAATGACACCAGGAACAGGAACGGGTATCGTGATAACAGGTCAGTTTGTCGTTGATCTTACTATCGAATGAGGAGGCTACTTCTTCTTGGCTTTGTTATATCTGCTCCTTGTTATGCTGTGCCAGTTATTCCTAATTTCCAGCAGGGAAGTTCTCAGA